ATTTTTAAACAATGGCAGGGGCTTAATTGCCTCTGCCTTTTAAAATATAAGGAGAAAATAATATGAGTTGCGCATTAACCGCAGGCAGAGCTCTCTCAGTTTGTAGAGATAACGTAGGAGGCATTAAGGCTATTTATGTAGCAGATGGTAATGGTATTGATACTATTACTGCCTCTGCAGGAGCTATTACTGCTGTTACAATGGAGTCAGGTAAAGTATTCTATAAATATGATCTCCCTAAAGGATTATCTCAGGTAACTGAAACTACTACAGGCTCTAGAGCTAATGGTACTAGATTTGTAACTACTGAGGCTACTATTGTACTGCATAAACAAGACACAGCTACTCGTAATGAGTTGAAGCTATTAGCAGGCTCTCGCTTTTATCTTATCATCCAAACTCAAAATAATGATTTTTGGTTTATTGGTAAAGAGAATTTGTGCGAGATCTCTACTAAAACTGCAGTAACAGGTACTGCTATGGGAGATATGAATGGCTATAATTTAACTATCTCAGCAGAAGAGCCTGAGGAGATGTATAGCATCAGCTCTGCAGTAGTATCGGGCATTATTGATTAATAAATACCTTTTCCGTTTTTCATAGTTTTAGCCTCTGCTTTATGCAGGGGCTTTTTTATGTTCATTTTTTTGCTCTATTCTATTTATAGATAGATGATTTATTTAACAAAGGATATAGATAATACTATTTTAGTAACTATAGGAGATCAATCTCTAGGGATTAATGATCCCTATTACTATTTATCCCTTTATCATATTGCTACTAATACTAATTATTTTGTAGATTTAGGGCAGGATATGAGCCCTAATCCTGAGAGGTTTAATAGATTTACATTTTCAGCTCCTACCTTTAAGGATGGGCAGTATAGATATACTATTTATCTCTCTGATGGAGTAGCAGTAAATGAGGATGATAACAATATAGTAAAAGTTTTAGAGGCAGGATTAGCAGAGCATTTATATAATGATACTAATTTTTCTGCTTATTCTGATAATGTAACATATTATGAGCCAAATATTTAAGAGAGTAGATTTATCTGCAGTAGCTCCTGAGGAGTATAAAGAAAAGCCTGTTAAAGGTATTGTAACTGCAGGAGAGAGAAATGATTACCCTGATAAACTCCTAGAGCTTTATTATAAATCTGCTAAACATAATGCCCTAGTAAATGGTAAGGTTAATTTTGTTGTAGGCGGAGGGCTACAGGTAGAGAATAAAAATCTAAATCCTGAGCAGCTAAATATCGTTAATCAGTTTATCTCATCTCCTAATCCTTATGAGGATGGGAATGATCTACTAAATAAAGTAGCAGCAGATTTTGAGCTGTTTAATGGCTTTTATCTAGAGGTTATATGGGGCTATAATCAAAAGCCTGTATCAGTAGCTCATGTACCCTATCAGGAGATTAGAACTAATGAGGATCAGAGCATATATTATAGGCTAGAAAATTGGGGCTCTAGCTTTAAACTAGATAAGGCTGAGGTTATCCCTGCCTTTGATCCTGAGAATAAGAACGGAAAGCAGATTATTTTCTATAAAAAATATACTGCAGGAGGTAAAGTTTATGCTATCCCTGATTATATCGGAGCTCTAAAGTATATAGAAATAGATAAAGAGATTAGTAACTTCCATCTCCAAAATTTAAATAATAATTTTTGGGGAGGCTTTATGATCTCCTTTAATGATGGAAAGCCCTCAGAGGATGCTGCTAGATCCATTGAAAGGAAAATTAATGATAAATGGGGAGGTACTAATAACGCTGGGAGGATGTTTATTACCTTCCATGATAGTAAAGAGAATGCTCCTACTATTGATGCTATCCCTACCTCTGATCTACCTGAGCAGTTTAATATGCTAAATGAGCAGGTATCTACTGAGTTATTTGTAGCTCATAGGATTACTAGCCCTTTAATCTTTGGTATCAGAGAGGCAGGATCTCTAGGTAATAGAAACGAATTAATAGAGGCTTATGAGCTCTATAAAAATATCTATGTAACAGATAGGCAGGCTAGCATCTGCTCAGTTTTTAACTATATCCTATCTTTTCATGGAGTAGATAATGCAGTATCTATTAAGCCATTAGAGCCTATTAAGGCTCAGCTATCTGAGGCAGCTCTGCTACAGGTATCTACTAAGGATGAGATGAGAGCTATAGCAGGGCTAGATCCTTTGCCTGATACTACTCAGGGCTCTCAGCAGCAGTTAATTAATGCTATTAATCAGCTATCTCCATTGGTAGCTAATAAGGTATTAGAGAGCATGAGTGCAAATGAGATCAGAGCTATAGTAGGATTAATGCCTATCTCTGAGCCTACTCCTGCTACTCCATCAGCTTTTAGCTCTGAGGATTTTGATTTTACTATTTTTGGGCAATATGGAGAGGTAGCAGATGATTATGAGGTAATTAGCTCTGAGGTATTTAAGTATCAGGATTTATCAGCTACTATCATGGCTGAGGCAGAGTTATTTGCATCTCAGTATGATGATCTAGATAAGGCTATTTTAAAGCTATTGAAAGATGATCCTAATATGCCTGCTGCAGATATTGCATCTAATGTAGATGCAGCTGAGGATCTAGTATCAGAGAGGCTAAATTACCTGACTGAAAAGGGATTAATTAAAGTAGATAGAGGATTACGAAAGCTAGGAGATAAAGTAGAGGATTATATTAAATCTACTGAGGGATTTCTAGAGGTTAAATATCAGTATGAGAAAAATCCTAAATTTTCAGGAGCTGCTAAATTACCTACTACTAGAGATTTTTGCGCCTATATGCTAGATAATCCTAGATTATTTAGCAGAGATGAGATAGATGCTATATCTAATATTACAGGCAGAAACGTTTGGGAGCTAAGAGGAGGATTTTATACTGATAAAAAAACTAATATTACCTATCCATTTTGCAGGCATATTTGGATGCAAAAATTAGTAAGGAGAAAATAACATGAGTGAGAGAGCATTATTTATTACTGAGCAGGGGCTAAAAGAGTACAGCCTAATAGATGAGAATTTATCTATGGATAAAATCAGACCTACAATTTTAGTAGCTCAGGATATGTACCTGCAGCCTATTTTAGGTACTGATTTATATAATGAGATAAACGATCAGATTATAGATGATGATTTATCAGCTAATAATATTACCCTGCTGAGAAATTACATTAAGCCCTGCCTAGTTTATTATATCATGATGGAGCTACCCGTAGCTATTTCTTATAAGTATGTAAACAGGGATCTAACTAGGAATAATGGAGAGGGCAGTAATTATGCATCTCTAGCAGAGATCAGAGAGGTAACTGAGAAAAATAGGATTAAGGCAGAATTTTATGGAGAGAGATTAGTAAAGTATCTAATAGCTAATGAGGGTATTTATCCTCTCTATTCTGCTAATTCTACTATTGATAAGATGCTGCCTATCAGATCAGCATATACATTAGGATTAATTTTAGATGATTGCCATGACTGCTCAGGAAAATTTATTGGTAACAGGAGAGAGAGCGACCTCTAAAAAGAGAGGGGCTAATAACTCAAATATAAAGAAATTAAATAAAGTATATGCAGAGCAGTTACAACAGGATAAAAAAGAGTATTTTAGCCTTTTCTCAGGCTCATCCTTTAATAAATAGCTTTGGTACAGGCAATCCTTTAGAGCTGCATAGTGCTAATATTTTGAGCTTTAAAAAACAGGGTAAAGAGCATATTAATTACCCATTAGTATTTATCAATCTAGATAGATGCAGATCAGAGGGGAGCTCTCTCATTTATACTATCTCTCTAAACATTATGGATAGGGTAGAGAATGCTGCTAAATATGCAGGAGGTAGAGAGCTAAATGATTTCAATCAGGATATTATAGATGAGGTAGTATCTGACTGCATCCTAATAGCAGGAGATTTTATTAATCATTATTTTAATGATGGAGATGAGGGATTGATTATTACTGAGAATAATAATATACAGCCTTTTTTTGAAATTCAAAATGATGTTTTAGCAGGCTGTAATTTATCTCTAGATTTTACTTTAGGCTTTGGCAGATCCATCTGCAGCCTACCTACTTTGCAGTTACCCTATGCTGTATATTTTGGAGTATCAGAGAGCTCATCAGTAGATCTATCAGAGGCTATCCCATCTGCATACGTTAGAGATCTCTCTAGCTATGGAGTAGATTATAACTCTAATGGATATTTATACCTAGCTATCCCTGATGCTGCAGGAGTAACTTATTTAAGTTGGTATAATAGCAATATCAATAGAGGAGAGATAGGATCAGGAGAGCTATTTACTACTGAGGCTATAGAGATTAGCGGAGATCCATATACTCTCTATATCACTAATTACGAAACTACAGGCAGATTTATAAATTTTAGCTAATGGCATTAACGAATATAAATGATAATTTTCAGCTAGATGCTCCTAAGCATTTAGATAATAGAACAGGTAACTATGCATCAGTAGCTGAGGCTAATGCATCCATCCCTCAGGAGTTTAGGGTACAGGGGCTAGAGGTAGTAGTTATTACTGCAGGGCAGGCTGTTAAGTACTATTATAGAGATGGGGTAGCAGATGGAGATCTAGTTATTATGCCTACAGGAGGAGGAGGAGGATCAGTAGCTTTTGCTGATATTACAGGGCAGCCCTCAGATAATGCTAACCTAGATGCAGTACTAGATACTAAAGGAGATATGTTTAAATCCGTTTATGATACGGATGATGATGGGATAGTAGATAAAGCTGAGAGAATTGAGATTATAGTTAGAAATGCTACAGGATCTACTCTATCTAAAGGAAAGGTAGTGTATCTATCAGGATCTACAGGTAATAGACCTAATGCTGTTTTAGCATCTGCTAGCTCAGAAATTACTGCTACTAATACTATAGGGATAGTTACAGCTGATATACCTAATAACTCTGATGGATTTGTAGCAGTAA